CGTTCATCAACGTATGACTTCTTTTCTTGAGGTTTACTTTCTGCTTCGGCCGCACCGAGCAGTTTGTCTAACGAATCAGACTTTTTCATTGCGTTTAACGACATATTTTTCTCCTTATGTAAATGTATAATCGTATGTTAAAGTATGTTTAATGTATCACAAAGTTCTGTTTTTGTCAAGTACCCTACGTTATTAATATTATAACAAGGTGGAGTATCATATACCCAATCTACCCAATAAAATTGAGTGTCTGGAAATTCTTTAAAAACAGTTTTCAATTGGGTCATCCAATTAACAGAATTAAACCCTTTTGAAGATGCAGGCAAATAATTGTCTGTACCTTTATAAATGTTATTTAGGGGTTCTACATAACTACTCAAATCAAAACCTAACATATACACTTCCTCTGCCCCTTGTTGACAAGCAAGATGTATTGATGTACTACCAGCTGACCATCCTACAGGAAAATCTATAGAAGATACCATATCTCTTTCTTCCAAATGAGTGATCCAAACACCCATATCTTTTTCCATTTTTTGTACTAAATCTGAAATATCTAACTCTGGATTTAATTGAATAGCAAGTTCTATTTTTTCAGAAAGAGTAACAGGGTCTTTACCCGAAATTACACACTCACCACTAGGATCGTTTGCATTTGCTTCATGAATAAGTTCTTCTGGAATATCAAATCCTATAAAGAATGTTTCACTAATACTAGCTGGTAGTTTACTCCAGTTATTAAAAAAACATCTATTTGTCAGAGAGTAACCAGATGTATAAATTTCTTGTTGCATAGAATAATCTACTGAAACAAGATTATCTGCAATACCGTCACGATAAGCTGCATTGCAAGCCCATGTGGTTGCAGTATTAAGTTTTTTTGGAGTGAACCAACTACGTGATTCACCATTACCTAATATTAAATGTCTATTAGAGATTTGGCTTCTCCGTACAACCAATATGGTCTAGTTTAATTTTCCAACCTTCTTTAAGCATTCCTTGGACAGTATCAACACCTTGTGTCTCTATAGTATCTTTCCAATCTACAATGAATTGTTGACATTCTGATTCTGTATCAAAATGTCGAGATAAAACATGAACCCTTTCATCCCTATCTACACCACTGGGATCAGTGAGAGTGAAAGCTAATAACAACATAAATGTATTAATCATGAACTCTTTCCTTTAATTCTTGTACTCTATTTTCAAGTACATTTACGGCTGTTCGTAGATTGCCGGTATCATGTTCTGTATATCGACTTTTCAATACAGCAATTTCTTCCACTAAAACAATAATCTTATCTACTGTTATAAGATTACTTTCATTACCATTATATGTCATCTCTTAAAGCCTTCCAAGATGTAGGAAATAAACCTTCAGCAAGTTTATCTATTTGATTTGCAACCATTTGGGTTTCGACTTGTGCATCTGGTTTGCATCGTAGATTGCATACACGAGCAAACGCCATTAAAGTACCACTCCAGTACCATTCTGTCATCATAGATTGTGGTAGAACCATTCTGGCCATTTCGGGTGCAATACCCCTTTTTAACATATTTTCATAACATTCTTTTGCAAATACATGGGCTGGATATACACTATATTCTACTGTTTCATCAGATGAACCTTGTTTCTTATCTTCTGCTGCAAGTCGCCATTCAGTTGGTTCATAAAACTCTACTTCTGTATCCACATAACGTCTTGATACTTCATTCCATACCAACCCTACTTGGTGTTTGACTAATTGTCTTGCAACAAATACAGGAGCCTTAATATGAAACTGCATAGATGCATGACCAAAGGGACTCCAATGATCATGTTTTGCAAGATAATTGATTAATCCAACGTCCTTTTTTTCATTAAAATTTTCATGTACTTTTGCAAAAGATACACGAGCAGCATTAACTACTGATAGATCACTACCCATATGATCGACAAGTGTTACTTTCATTTAGTTTGATTTTCTCTCAAATATTTGATAAGAGCATCTCTATGAGATTTCTTCTTAATACCAGAAAAACGCATCTTAGTACCTTTGATATATTTTTTAGGTTTGGTTAAAAAATGATCAAGAGTACAGTCAGACCAAACGATATCTGATTTTAACATTGCTTTAGAGTATTTGTACCCTTCTACAGAACCAACCTTTTTATCAAAAATATCACCCAATGCTGGACCCATCTTATTTTTTGTTAAGGAATGGCAAGCCTTACATTTTTTATAGACTTTTTCACCTTGTATTCCTTCTCCAGCAATTGCATTACTAACAATTGCTGAAGAAGTTAGAAGAATTAGTAAAATTTTTTTCACTTATCTCTCTTTACAAAGTTGCGGCGCTGAGGGCGATACCCCTTAGGCCATGCTGGTTGGCGTGATGCGAGTTTTGTAACTCTCTCTGCCAATTCAGAGTTGGTTTTCACCAACTCGGCATTGTCATATTGCAATGCCTTAATTTGGTTCTCAAGAGTACCAACTTTACTCTCAAAAAACCCTTCTTCCCTTACGGTAGGATCACCGTCTAGGTACATAGTGACTTCCATCAACTGGACTCCTCTATTAGTATCAATAGTCTTATTCTATACTTATTTGTGTTAATTGTCAAGAACCCTTTGTAATTATTCATAAGTTTTTTTACATCAGGCCAAACAAAATCATCCCATGTTAATTCCTTATCCCATTTTTTACCATACTCCACAAGTTCATCCAAAATAATCATAGTTTCCAAAGAAATACGTTTACCCAAATATTCCTTCAAGAGTAATGGGTGCTCGCCATAACAGAAACTACCTGTTTTATTGTTACATTCAAATAGGGGATTAAACTTTTTAACGAATGGCTGCAATTCTTGAGAGAAAATATCATAGAACATTTTCTTTCGTTGCACCCAATCTTCGTAATTTTTGTTATTGAAATTTGCGATATATCCATCACGATCTTGAATAAAGTTTGAAACTAAATAATCTAGGACTTCACCATCATCATATTTGTAGCCAACTTTGACAAAGAAAAAACGGTCTTTCCGTTTCCAGAACGAATCTCTAGAAACTTTTGTTTGACCGCTAAATCTATGATAATCATAGTCACCCTTAAAGTGAGCTTTCAACGCACAATACATTAAATAAACGTCAACTGCCCTCATTGTCTTTTTTAAAACCGTCTTCTTCCACTCTACGTTCTACTTTATCATCACTTATACTCGCTGCAATAAAACTTGCAGCTGCAAGCATTGGTATAACGTATACCATTTTATCTGTTAAAAATGCAGTAATATAAGTTGGTAAGAGAACAATAGCTCCCTTAACCAATCCCATTTTTAATCCTTCTTTAATTTCCATAAAATATACGGATCTTGACCTTCTACCTGTAAAGGTACAGATTTTGCTTTAGGGTCTGGAGGAGTAACTCCAACATAATGCCACTCATATCCCTCTGCTTTTTCTTTTTTTACTGTTTCTAAAAATTCTTGATTATCAGCGCAAAATACTGCACCAAATAATGCGATTACAAATAATATACCCATAATGTCTCCTATACTGGTAATTGTGCTTGTCTTGGAAGGAAATTTAATTCCCTTGCATTAGCTTCAATTTTTTCTTTAAGTCCTTTACTAATAAGGGAACTGATCGTATCTGGTTCAATTCCCTCTTGATTGCAATACCAAAGTACTGCTTCCATATGGGATATGGATTTATTTTTTGCGATATTTTCAATTTCTATCGAAAAGGTTTTTGGTGTGTTCAATGACATTATTAATCCTTTAATATAGAAAGGCCAAAAGTAGAATATTACTTTCTACTCTTACTTAGTCTAAGCTTGGGTACTTTAGGGTGTACTACTTCGCAAACTTAGAAACCTTAAACTGTGGGGGCTAACCGTGGCCCCCGGCGTGTTTATTAGGTAACAACCCCCCACCCTTTTATAATCCTTCTATCCTTGTAGGTACGAGATAGAATTTCCTACGGTATTCATCCATTTCTACGTAGGCTCGAAATCGTAGGATGTTTTGTAAGGATAAACATCAACCCGATAGTTTGATGGCCAAATCAAATAAATCCTTCGTATTATTGTAGTGAATACTGAGGCCTCGTACTGGACTATCTCTCCTTTCGTTTAGCTTTCCCCCACAAGAGTTTTCTCGTTGGATGAGCCTTTCTATTACACCTTTACTCGCCTTAGTGCGTTAGTAAAAGTGGTAGTTTTTTGCCGGTTCTCGTAATAACAAATCCTATCATAAGTGCAAGGATTCTTGAGGTTGGGAGAAACTACCAAAACTCCCCTTTGTGGTGGTTTCTGTTACTAAGTACCACCGAACTCTATGAGATTAAGCTGCGAGAGCGAAATCTTCAGATGCAAAATTATCATTCGCATTTATA